ATAATGTATTTAATTATTATATAATATATTATATAGGGTTTATGTAGAATTTTTTATTTGTAACCCTGTAATGCCATATAGCATCAGGTTTTAAATCGTCATTATCAACATATATTCTATCATCTGCAAAACCTATTCTTGTAAATCCAACTTCTAGTAAAGCTGTCATTATTCTATATCTTTTATAACTATGCTGACAAAAAATTTCACAGGCTCTACCTATAAGATGAGATGACCTATTGAGTTCATTTTTCCTAGTTTGACCATCTGGCGATACATATCCTTTTATAATCTTAAATTTAATTTTACACAAATGTCTTGCTTGATCTAACATAAATAAAAACTCTCTGTCCATATATTTATATCCAGTATCTTCATACCTAGAGTATGGACAATCAAACTCGTTAAATGTAAAATATTTAAGTACGATAATTATCTTTTTATGCCTTGTCCTACGTATTTCTTTTTATAACCAATTTGGTTGCGTGAAGCGTTTTTAGAATGTACACCTGGTCTTTTTTTCTTTGATTTATATATATGTACATAACCAGCTCTAGCCATTATTTTTTAAACATACTTGTAGCTTTTTCTGTAGTACGCCCACCAAAATATGCCAGAACAACAGCCATCATAACTTTCTCAAATGTGTCATTCCAAAGCTCTCCTATATGAAAAGGAACACTTTCTACACTATCTAATATACCTGCAAATGAAAATATAACTATACACCATACAAGTACAAGCGGTCTTACGTTTTTACTTAGCCAGCTGTCGCTATTGGCGTCAGCTTGCCATCTACTAGTAATTGCTTCTATTTCTTTGTTTTGTTGATCGTAAATTAATTGTTGTAATCTAATTTTATCTTCATTTGATATTTTAGATTTACCTATTTCAGCTATAGCTTCTTTAGGGCTTGTAACACCTTGTAATACACTTCCAAGAGTAGGATTTATTAGTCCTGCTGCACCAAGAAGCATTTTACCAACTGTAGTATCTTTAAATTTCTTTTTACTCATATTACCACCATTTTATATGTATAACAATAAAAAACAAATATATATTGAGTTCGTTAAAGTCTTTCTTATTGTCTTTGTCAAAAAAAGAGAAACCTATAAGTAGTCCTACGTCAAATCGATTTATTATTGCTACTTCCATTTATACATTTGTTATGTCAATGTATTTTGTTTTACCGTTTGCTCTAACAGCTCTAAGTATTTTTTTTCTGTTTCTATCTGCACCTACATAACTAACGTGAATCCAATCAGGGTTTTCATCATTACCGAACTCCCATATCATTTGATCAAAGTCTAAGTTTTCTTTGATATAATTAAACATCTCTTTATTTGTCTTATATCCATAGACATCGTCAATATCTATTGCTTGTCCTCTCATATGTTGAGACATTGTTGAACCACCGATAGCCTCATTTAGTTGTCTTGATCTATAAAATGAATTTATTTTTATTGGACCACCTACCCATTTTCTTAATGGTTCAAATATCCAATGTGCTAGTAATCGCATATTGCCTATTACATTACCATTTGGTGTATTATCTATGCCAAGTCTAAGTGCTGTAACACTTTTTGTAGCTTCTTTATCAGATATATGAGGGCTTATCATAATCTATTAATTTGTTGTTACTCGCCTAATTCTTGCTTGTTTATTTATAACTGCTTGTATTTCTTCTACAGGCACATCTATTTCAAGTGAAATACCACCATCCCATCTACCAATTAAGCTTCTATCTTTATACAAAAATATAACAGGCACAGATTTAATTTGTTGTTTGATGCTTGATTTTTGATCTTCTAAAAGAGCAGTTACAACCTTTGCACCTTTTATTTTATCTAGGTGTTTATAATCGTTTTTATAATTCCACCCACTATTTATGTGAAGCACTGTGTATTCCTGACTACTGGTTGTGACAAATACAAATAGTGCAATCAGGACAAATATCTTTTTCATTTTTGTATGATTTCATATAATTTTTCATCTATTCTATCTAGTTTTTCTGAGTTTTCTTGAACCTGTTCTGCAGTGTTTTCTATTGTTTCTCTTATTAATTGATCTTTAAGGTCATATTCTGTCCTTGTCAATTCAGGTTTTGGTAGTTCTTTTGCTAGTTCTATTTCAGCAGTTAAGGTAAAATATAAACCAGCAAGCGATATAGCACCTGCTAAAATTAGTCCAATAGTTTTTAAATCTAGTTTAACTTGAGTTTCCTCATTTATTACTTTGCTCATCGTTTTTTATTTCTTCGTAAGAACCATCAGAAATATTTATGTTTACTTTACCGTATTTTTCTTCGAGCTCCTTTCTTAGATTATCATATTCTTGCATAACTGTTGTAAATGCGTTTTTAAGTAAGTCTTTGTTTATCTCGATATTACCTAATTCTTGTTTTACGCTAATTATCTTTTGCTCAAATGATTTAATTTTTTCTAATTCTTGATCTTCTATTTTTTTCATAATAATAATTTTTATCTAATATAATAAATTACCAGTTAGGTCGCAAAACCACGTCAGTTGGATTTGCGAGCACAGATAATTGATCTGATAAATTTTGTTTCATAGAATCAACATCTAAACCAGCTTCTAGCCAACTTATAACATCTGACTCTTTAAGATCATCATATTCAATAAAGTTATCTTTGTCGTATTCAACTGAATAAGTGCCAACCGTACTTACTGAGTTGTCAGATTGATCTGCATAATAACGCCAATGAATATTATAGATTACATTATCTCTAGAATCTTCTTTGATTTTTGCATCTAAAGCGTGAATAACCCATTTATAATTTATTTTACTTTTTGCCATAATTATTTATTTTTAAGTATTTCTATTTCTTTTTTAAGCTCTTGTATTGATTGCACTAGATAAGGTATAATGCCTTCGTAATTTAATGCTAAATCTCCATCTACGTTCTCATTTACTAAATTAGGTAAAACTTTTTGCACCTCTTGTGCTATAAATCCTGCATCTTCTTTTTTACCTATTTTGTGAGCATCTGATTTATCATTCCAATCAAACTCAACAGGATTTAATTTTTGTATTTTATCAATACCATTAGATATTGTTTTTATATTTTCTTTGTATTTAATGTCTGATGGACTTCCGTTTTGTGTTAAACCTCCTGCAATTATTATTGCACCATTACTAATACCAAACTCGTGTCTCGTATGTATACCACCCGAACCATCATAATCTCTAAAAAATAACTCGTCATTTGCTTCTCCTTGAAAATCAAAGAAAACATTTGCATTATTAGTATGTATTCGCATACCTCTATCTGCTGAAGATGCGCTAATTGTATTACCAAAATATAAATTTGATGTACCCGATGAGCCTATTTGAACGTCTCCAGCACTACTTATTGATAGTCTTGTAGCATTTGATACTTCACTAAAAATTTGAAAAGTACCGTTTGATGTACTTGCAATACTGTATCTATCTGTGCCTTGTTCATTAAGTAAAATTCCTGCATTAGTTCCAGAGCTTTCTATTTTTACTCTAGTTGGAGACGAACCTTTGACGTGTAATATATTGTCTGGTGAAGTCTCACCTATGCCTACCTTTCCACTTCCGTCAATAAACATTCTAACATTACCATTTGATGATAATGCTAAGTCACCACCCGTTCCCTCACTATCTGCTGAATTAATCTCAGCACAACCTGAATTTTGACCACCTGATAGATCACTTCTTGTCCTTAATTCTAACCCTCTAGAAGTTGTGCCTGTAAATATTGCGTGAGTTAAAGTGCCTGCTCCTGTTCCACCTCTTACATCTAATTTTTGAGTAGGCGCAGTCGTTCCAATTCCTAAACTGCCGCCTGTAATGTAAGAGCTGCCATTAGAATTTAATACGATTCTATTGTTACCATTATTTTTAACCGTAACCATTCCTATGTTAGGAGTTGAACTAGATTCAGCACCCATAGTTCCAATAACTGTTCCTGCTGCATTACGAGCTATAAAACCAGCATCATCAGCTTGACTTACTATCGAATCAGTTGCTTGAACAACGCCTGAAAAATTAGCTTTTGAATTTGATGTTTCAATATGTAAAGCATTTGCACCTGTGCCATAATTAAATAAGAAAAAGTCTTCACTTGAATTACCTCTTAATCCGTGAAACCATTTTATCGTGCCATTTGTATGATATTCAACAACCGCACCACTTGTATCATTTCCTCTATCTACAATAAATTCTCCACTTCCTGATGCATCTATTTTTATTGTTCCTCCTGTTGCGGTTACATCTCCAGAAAAAGTAGCATCATCGCCAAAAGTTGCTACTCCTGTTCCAGAAATTTTTAAGTCATATCTTGCATCTGTTTCATTATAAATAACAAAACCATTGCTATCAACAGTTAATTGCCAATCATCAAATGAAGTTGTATTGAATTTTATATTTTTACTATCACCATCTAATCTTATATTGCCAATATTTACTAGATTCCTACTGGAATCCATTACAGTTGTACCATTTAGTTGATATGCTGAAGCATTAACTACAGAAAAATGACCAGTACCAGATGAGGCTGTTACATTACCTACGAAAGTTGCTGCCCCACCACTTGCAAAACTTAAATACGTTGTACTTGCAGCTTGATTTGTAATATTTAAAGTATCAGACTGAATATTCATTTGTCTTGACAACAAAGAAGAAATCACATTGACATTTGCAGTATCGTTATGAAATATTTCAAAATCTGGTGCTGCACCGAAGTTTAATTTTTTGCCATCTCCTAAAAAAACATTAGCAGCAAAAACTGCGCCTTGTGAGTCGTCAAGTGTTAAAGCTGCGTTTGCACCATTAGTTTGAAATATTAAACTACCACTTGACCCTCTTAAAAAAGTATTTGTATCATCAGCACCTAATAATAAATTAACATTATTAGTTGTATCTATTAATTTGAATAAAGGAGTTGCAGCTTTGCTAATAGTAACATCTCCTGTAAAAGTTCCACCTCCAACAGGGACAAAAGAACCTGCGCCTGATAGTGTTCCAGTTATAGTTAAATCACCTACTTCGACAGGCTTACTAAATATATTTTTTTCTGCGCCACCATCTATTCTAAAATACTCAGTATCGCCACCTGAACCATCATCAGTTGCAAAAGTTATATCTTTATCATTAGCTGTATTGGTAAATTGTAAATGTCCTGCTATACTTGTTATTTGAGAATCTGTACCATTATGTTGTATTTGTAAATACTCTCCTGCGCCAAATCTAGCTTTTTTACCATCCCCTAAATTTATGTTACCAGCAAAAGTTGCAGTTTTATCTTGATTTAATTCTAAAATATTACCTGATGTACCTGCATTAAATTTAAATGATGCTCCTGAACTTGGTGTAATGTTGAAACCCATTGAGTTTGCATCCATTTGACCTATCCCTACATCATTATGAATCCCCCCTTGGTCATTAAATTTAATTCTATAAAAATTTTCTGTATCAAAATCTCCTACAGCAGTTTTACTAAATAATAAAGGGTTCGTACCTGTTTGCCCTATAGTTACACCACCTGCAAAAGTTGCATTAGTAGATGTATCTAACTTTAAGGCTGTAGTATTGCCTAATATGAATCTTAATTCTCTTAGATTGTTTGCAGCATTTACATAAGTAGATTGAATATAACTATAAGCTGAATCATTTGTACCAATTTGTATTGCTGTACCTCCCGATCCATTGTGTATTGTTAAACCTGTTGTTGCAACATTTCCAGATGTAGTTGGTGCGCCATTAGAATTTATTGACAATTTACTAAAAGGCGAAGTAGTACCAATTCCTACATTGTCTGAATCATCTACGCTTAAAGCAACTTGACCACCAACACCTAAATGTAACTTATTGCCACCTTCAACTCTTAAAACCATATCGCCTGCATCTGCGGCAGTTGCAATACTACTTCCATTTGAATATCCTAATATACCTCTTCTAGTTGAACCTTCAAAGAAGTGAATAGCTCCCGTATTACCAGTATTACCTATCCTTAAAACTTCTTCAACACTTCCGTCAAGATGCAATAATCTTGCTGGTGATGTTGTTCCGATTCCTACTTGACCTGAACTGTCAATACGCATTCTTTCAACTTCAGTACCATCAGATGCTGTCATAAATCTTATACCACCAAATTCAGAAACTAAAGACAATAAATCACCACTATCTAAATGTTGTATTAATGAACGCCTTGTGCCATTTTGAAAAAATGTCATAAATGGTGAACCTGTAGAGCTTGTTTCCTCAATTCTAAATACTTCAGCACCACCTTTAACGTGTAATTCAACACTCGGAGAAGTTGTTCCGATACCTACTTTTCCTGCAGTATCAATAGTTATTCCAGTGTTGCTATTGGTCATAAGTTGCAGATTGTGGTTTGTAGTTGTACCAAATCTACCAAGTGCAGATTGAGCTTGTGTCAAAATTGCTGCACCGCTTGTTCTTTCAGCTTTTATTTCCCCATTACCAGCACTAACAACGTGCAACTTATGACTAGGCGAAGTTGTTCCTATTCCTACATTTTGTGATTGGTCTATAGTCATAGCTAAAGATGTGGATGAACCTGTAGCGAATTGCATACCTGTTGTATCTAACACTCTAATTCTTCCTATTTCTGTACCATTACCTTGAAAGACAATATGAGGTCTTTGTGAACCTGCTGTTGTATCAGTATCTTCTATTGTTAACCATCCACTTGCACTATCATCTGAATTGTGTGCTATGTGTAATTCTGTATCAGGAGAACTTGTTCCTAATCCTGTTTTTTGTGTTCCAATAACAGAGACTGTAGTACCATCTTTTAAAATTCTGATAACATCTCCATCTGAATTTAATCTATTAGGAAAAATGCTTGGTTGATCTATTCTTGCTGTTGCTATAGCACCTTTTATACCTGCAACACCAATATTTATACCTTCCCCTGTGCCAGAGTTATTAGTTACGTTATTGTCAGTAGTACCGACAAGCAAATCTCCACCTTGATTTAAACGCATTTTTTCAGAGCCACCTCCGTTAAATTGTATTCCATTAGCAGTTGAACCATAAATTTTTGCATCACTATTTCCGAAGTTTATTCCGTTGCCATCACTAAAGAGAGCAACGCCTGAAAATGTTGCGTTAGCATCAAGGGTTAATCTTGTTGTGCCACCTGTTGCAAATATTAATGTGTCATTAGAATCTTCCTCTATAAATGTATGACCACCTGCACCATCAAATCTTAGTTTTTCAGTAGCATTAATTGTTAAATTTGTAAACGTACCATTACCACCTGTAACAGTTCCTGCAAAAGTTGCGTTACCTGCTGAGCCTGTTAAAGACATCAACACACTACCTTCGGAATCAAGAGTTCCACTTTTTATTTCTAATAAACCACCATCTGTAAGTATTTTAGGATTGTTTGAGCCTGTTTTATCAAAAGCTAATGTTGGAGATAAACCTCTTATTGTAATTTGACCACCATTTGAAGTATCGCCAACCACTAGTCCAGGTTTATCTGTTGTAATTGCATCATCACCTATTATAACCCTACCTGCAAAAGTTGCATTGTTTGACGAGTTCATTTGAAAAGATTGTGCACCATTATTTTGAAACGTTACAAAACCTGTTCTTGAATTTAAAACAATACCTGTTCCATTTGTTTCGGTTTCAATAAATAGATTATTTGAACTCATCTTCATTCGCCCAATATCAGTAATTATAAAACCATTTGAACTTGATGTTGAAACAGAACCTGCAAAAGTTGCATTGTTACCAGAAATAGCAATAGGCGCATCTGTTAGTGTGTCAGAATCTTGCCACATTACTACATCATTTGCAGTACCACTACCATCAACAGAACCAGTTGCGTTTATTGTAACTGTTTGATTACTTACGGATGTTGTTACATTAGTACCACCAGCTATAGTAAATGTTTGTGAATCTAAATCTACTGTACCAGTTCCACTATCACCAGCTATGTCTAAATCTTGTGCTGTAATTTGTGCATCTACATAAGCCTTATTAGCTGCATCTGTAGAAGCACTTACAGTATCAACACCCTGTATTCTTCCTGTACCGCCTAACGTAATATCTCCGCCACTTACTGTAATATCACCAACAAAATTTGCATCACCAGTGTTTGTTACAAATGTAAGAACATTAACCCCTTGAGTTTCTTCTCTTAAAAATAAGTCACCTTGATTACCGCTATTTAAATCACCTCTATTTGTTATAAACCTCCATTCTGTATCTGGACCTTTTAGAGCTAAGTAAACGTTGTTACCATTTGCACTAGGCGACTCTATTGTAAATCTAGCTTGTCCTGAGCTAGGAACTATTTTATGGTCACCGTTTGCTCTAGTTGCATTGATATTACCAGTAAAAGTTGCAGACTGATTAGAACCATCTAAAGTTAATGTAAGTGTATTACCAGCATTTAATTTTAAAGTACCAGATGCTGTTATTTCACTATCAGTGGCAGTGGTCAATCTTAAATCATAATCATCACTAAAAGGTTTTTTAAGATCTATTATAGCGCCAGAGGGACCGCCTAACTCAACCTGAGCAAAACCACTTGCAGCTTCTAATTCAATATTACCTGTAAAACTCCCTGTTGTTGCTTCTAAAGCACCAAGAACTAAGCCTGCTTTTGTATAGCCAGTTGCGCTTTTGTTTACTGTTGTAGTTGGTTCTACTTGTAAATCTTTAAACAAATGAAACTTAGCATCACTTGCATCTCTAAATAATCCTGCATAAAGGTCTAGTGATCCTGATGTATCATACACACCATAGAAACCTAAATCTACTGCGTCACTAGATGTATTATCAGATCCTACAATAATTAAAGGATCTTTTACTGATAAAGTATCTGTGTCAACAGTTGTTGTTGTACCCTGTACAATTAGATTACCTGTTACAGTTAAGTTACCGCCTAATTGTGAATTACCTGCTACTTGAAATGTAGTTGTAGGTGTAACGCCAACTCCTAATTTTGTTGTAGATAAAAATAAAGGCGAGTCGTTTCCCAAACCATCAGTAAGTCTTTTTGCTGTAGATGTTAAGTTATCGTTGTCTGTTACCTTTATTAAGGAGTCATAAGTTTGGCTAATAAAAGTTCCCGTTAAAGTAGTACCCATATTTATATTTTTTTATTTACGTTTTGTTTTGGTAAAACCTTTTCTATAAACGTTTTAAGTTTAATGATATTTTTTTCTTTAGGCTTATATGTTAATTTTTTCACAAGACCCAACTATTAAAGTTCTCATTTTTATCAGGATACATACCATCATCATTAGCCGCAGTATACTCAGGAAATAAATTACTATTTTGATTTATAAAATCTAAGAATCTTCTTGTATAAAATTCAGCTTTATCTCTTGAGCTATCTACAAGTGATTTAATCTCTTGCATCGAAGGAGTCTCTGAAGACTCGCTTCGATGTCTAAATACACCACCGTTAGAGACTTGATATGATGCAAACATATAATAATCACTTTGAGCAAACCATATTAGCATAGGTGTAATATATTTATCTAGTAAATTTTTATAATTAGAGTTTGCATTTTGAGTTATCTGACCATTTGTAATTAAGGTCTCTATTTTCTCATATAGTTTTGTGCCAAGATAATTTTGTATATGTATATCTTGAGCAACCTCTACAAATTGTATAAACTTATCGGCATCTACTGCTCCACCGATAATTGATTTACGTCTTAAATCATTCGTTGTTATGAACAGTGCCTTCATCTTCTTTTGTTTTAAATAAGTTCTTAATTCTATCTATAGCTGATAATTTCTCACCAGTCTCTTCTTCTCTTTTAATCTTAGTCTGAATATTATCTAATTCTGTAAACTCTATTGGCTGTAAAGTAACAAAGTACAAATTGAGTTCGATATTATTAAATTCTAAGATGCTTTTAAACGCTTCTAAGAGCGTTTGTTGAAATGGTCGGATAACTATGTTATCCATAAGGATTGAAGCCGTTCTAAGCTCCTCTGCGTTATTACCAAAGCCTGTGTTATCTTTTATCCCAAGTAATATTGGAGAAACAATTCTGTGACCTAACATTATTTTTTCCCTTGCTTCATCTGCTAAAAACTGATACTGTGCGTGTGCATCAGGTAAATGTATAGGTTCAATGTCTGCTTTACGATCAGGGTCATCGTTAAATGCTAGAATAAACTTACCAGAATTAGATGTTCCTCCAAATTTATCTTGGATTTTTCTTTCTATTAATTGTTGTGCTTCTTCATCAGGAACACCATTGTTAAAATTAATTAGTAAAGATGGCTGTAACCCATTCTTTATGTTGTTTATGTGGTAGTTTGAAACCTCTTCTTCCAGTGAACAATATTGTAAACAACCGTGATAATCAACTGGAGCATAGTAATAAAATCCTGGTCTATATGGTCTAACAACATAGATTTCCCTTAAATCTACTTTGCTACCAAAACCATAAGCAGGTATTCTTTTTGGTATATCTGCTGGTTTTATTTCTGACCATTTAGGATGATAATAGTATGCTTGTATTTTTCCTTCTCTAGTTTTTTCTGCTCTCAAAGTTTCCATAGGAAAATGTACTAGGTTCATAATTCTAGTTTTTGATCTGTTGTAAATTACTTGTATAGCAGCTTGTCCAAGTAACTTATAGTCATTTACTATCTTTTTTACTTGGTCTGATTTAAGTAAAGATTTCATTTGTGCATACATTTCAGGTTTATCATCACTGTCTGTAGCATCTATACCTTTACCGTAAATCATATCTACTATACCATTAACACAACAAGAGTTTGTTGGACTACTTAGATATAACTGTATTAGGTTGTCAAAGTAATCATTGTTTTCTCCATAACTAACCCAATCATTTTTATAATCTTCTTTTACTTCTGGTATTGTGTAGCCTTGAAGATTTACAACTCTGATGTTATTGTTATATGTTTTTTTATCTTTTGCCATATTATATTGTTATATATTTTTGACCTGCAGCATCAGCACTATGTTCTGTATACTCACTTGTATTTAAAGTATGTGGTATAGTTCTGTTAGTTTGTGCAGTGCAATATGCTTTTGATCTAAATAATAAATTGCCTGACCTTGTAAATTCAAGTAAATACATTTTACCTTCAGATAGAATATTAAAACTACAAGGTATTTGTATAAAGTTGCCTACATAAGATGATGTTAAACTTGTTAGAGTTTGTGTTTTTCTTGTGCCATCTTCTGTAATGACAACTTGAACATTACTATCAGCTTTATAAGATCTAGGTACAATTTTAATTGTTTGCGAACTTGTTACAGGTTGTAATAGTATCATAATAAGATAATCAAAATGTATTAAGTTTGTTCATAAAAAAAGCCCTGACTTGCAGGGCTTTCTTACAAAACTTATGAAAAATCACTAATTACCTCCACCTGGTATACCAGATTGGTTATCATCTACATCTACATCTGCAACAACTCCTGGCACAACAGTTACGTTAACGCCAGAACCATTACCAGCAAATGTTAATTGTGTGTCTGTTTCAACTGTAATATCACAGAAATTTGCGGGCGCTCTTTCTTGACCTGTAAAAGTCAAGCTATACCCACTTAAGTCTCCCATACCTGAACCTGAAGAAATTGTTCCTCCAGTAACATCCATTCCGTGCTCTAGTCCAGCCATAAAATAATTATCATTGTTATCTTTTATAATGATGTGTGGTCTAGCGAATGAGATTAATTTTAGTTCTTTATGATCTTTAGCTGTCAGTTTTGGTAAAACCAAAGTTAGAACTTGCTCAAAGAACGTACCACCTGTATCTGTAGAAGAGGTGATAGTTTGCTCTAAATTGGAGTTGCCTTTAAGATCGTATCTATAAGCGGCACTAGCAGCAATAGAAGCAATATTATCTTCGGTTCCTGAGGTAGTATTCATAACTACATCACCTAAACCGTAATCAATAAAGTATACCGCTTTTAATCCACCTACCGAATCTTTACAAGGTCTTTGTCTTCCTTTTGTTAAATCACAACTCATATTTATTATTTTTATAAGGGGGCTGAACGCCCCCTTGATTAAACATTAAGAGTATAAAACAATATCAGATCCGATACCGTGCTGTACTCCTGCACTTCCTCTAAGAACTACTCTTACATTTTGACTTCCGTCAATGTCTGCCATATCAATCAATTTTACTTCTTGCCAGTCATTTAATAAACCTGTACCGAAGAATAAGTTTGATGATTCAGCAGCAACCATTTTATCATTTCCTAATCCAGGAGCTGTAAATAATTGAATGCCTTGAAAGTTCATTTCTGTTTTACCTACATTATATAAATCTCTATAACCTAAAGCTGCTTGTGCTTGAATATAAAATTTAGCTGCGCTTGTTGGAATATAAATTTTAACATCTTCTTTGCCATATACTGATCCTGGAATTGCATCAACAACTTTACCTAACTCTGCAATAATGTTTGCTGCTGATAAAGTAGTACCTGTAACATCAACAACATCGCTATCTGCAGCTAATAAAGCTTGAAATCCATCAAACTCACCATTATTAGCAGTAGCACCTTGCCAAATGTTTTGTTCTACTTTTTCAGCAACTTTTGCTGATACTTGTCCGATTAAGAAATCAGAAAAGTTTCTTGGTAAATTATCGTATTGGCTAAAGCCCATACTGTTTGCTTCCCAGTCTTGTCTGAAATCTTTTTTACATAACTGTAAGTTTACTTGAAACTCTTCTGGTTGTAAAATTCTTTCTGACAGTGTTATATTTGAAGTTGGGTCAAAATCACAAGAAGCATCTTTTAAAATACTATCTAGTGAAAGTTTTTTGATAACTTCTTTGAATTTAATATTGGGTTTAATTGAAACCCCACCTTGAGATAACGTTACACCACTAAGTAAAGCTGCTGCAATATATTCACCAGCAAATTCACCTGCGTAGCTTGTAGTTATACTTGTTGTAGTCGCCATATCTTTTTATTTATTTATTTAATTATTAACTTGGATCAGTAGCTGTAATTGAACCTGCTGAGTTTCCGATCCCCCAAACATACCATTTGCTACCGTCTGACCAGATGTCGATAAAGTCTCCAACTGATTCTGCTGACGCAACAAAGTTAATTTGGTCTTCTCCAGAAGCTGCTACAGATGCACCATTTACTACTAAAATTCCATCTATATTATCTCCTTCTGCACTATCAATTATATAATTTGAAGTATCAAATGCGTTTGCTACAACAAATCTAAAATGTAGTCCA